TTGCTCTTGTTTCATTTCTACTATAGTCATTGCTTCAACTGGTTTTTCAGCAACAACTTCTTTAACCACCTTCTCTACTTCTTTAGCTTGTTTAGCGTTATTTTTAATTAAATCCTTTAAGTCAGTTATCATAGTTTTTAAATTATCAGTGATAGATTTTTGATTATCAAAGTTGCCAACAACTGATTTGAATATCTTTTTTGTTTCTGGATTAGATGCAGTTTCTGCTAATTCATTTGCTTTTTTATTAAAAATCTCTTCGTCAGTTGGCTGTGGCTCTGGCTCTGGCTGTGGCTCTGGCTGTGGCTCTGGCTCTTCAACTTTCATTTCTATCATTTGTTCTTCTTGTTTAAAATCTTTCATTTTGTTTCTAAACTTGGCTCTATTTTCTTGAGTTTGTTTTAAAGATTGAATTCTATCTTTTTGTTGCTGGAGTGCTTCTAGTTCTAATTCAAGGTTTCTAACCTTTTGTATTTCTTTCTGAGATTTCTCTGTTTTTTTATTTAATTCTTTTTCTTTCTTAGTTGCCTTTTTTTCTTCTTCTTTTAAAGCTTTTCTAGCTTCCATAGCCTTTTTGCGACCTTCTTGCATTTTTGCTTTTTGTTCTGCGGTAAGAGTTCGTTTTTTTGGCGTATCCATTATCTTTAGTATATTTAATGGTAGAAAAAAAAATAGACGATTTAATCGCTTTAAATAGAGTATTAGTTGAGGAAACGATGGCTTTAAAAAAAGAATTAATAAGGATTAGAAGCAAGTTAGAAACTAATCTATATAAAGTTGCTACAAAATACGATGTTATAAATAATAATTTATTGGTTGTTAAAAATAAATATCGCGGTTCTATAAAGACATATAAAAGCGATACTGATGCGATAGGTTATATAGAATTTAATTAAATCTAAGTATATATATATGAGCACTTCGCTAGAGATAAAACCAATTGAGATTGACGAAGATAAATTTAATAGAGTTGACTTAGATCCTTTTACATTTCCATCATGTATCATTGGCTTGGGTAAGGTTGCTAGTGGGAAGACGACCTTTATGGCCAATATGGTTAGAATAACAGAGCCAGTATTTAAAGGCAATGTTATATTGTTTGCTCCAACCTTAGCCAATGATCCTATATTAGATAAGCTTATTGAAGAAGATCAAATCTTAGAATACTTTGAAGACTATTCAAATGCTACACTTCGTAAAGTTTTAGAAACAATTGGAGAAACAGATCCAGATCAAAAATATTTAATTATCTTTGATGATATATTAGGATCACTGCCGAGAGCAAACAGCCGAGACAGCAAGTTCTTTGATAAGTTCATTGCTACTTATCGCCATGGCGGATCATTTGGCGCAAAAGAAGGTCAAGTAAGTCTTATGTTCTTTGTGCAGTATTTCAATAGTCTTACACCAACCTTAAGAGTTAATAGTTCATATTATGTGTTACTTGGAAACCAAGGTGAAAAGCAACTGAAAATTTTAGCCGAGGAGCTTCATCCAGCATGTGGAGATACAACAGAAGATTTTATGACTAAGTACAATGAAGCTAAAAGAAAGCCATTTGACTTTATGTTATTAGACTTTAGAAAGATGAGATGCTATAGAAATCTTACTGAGAAACTCTATGACAAACACGAAGAAACTTAAATATTTATTAATTATAAATGTCAACTTACAAACAGAAATTTAATAAGAAACATGGACAACCTCTAAACACTTCTAACTCTATCGCAAAGATCGCAAGGCTTAGTGGGATCAGTTATGCTAATGCTCGCAAGATTGTTGATAAAGGCAAAGGGGCTTACAAGTCAAATCCTTCATCAGTTCGCCCCCAAGTTAAGTCAGCAACTCAGTGGGGTATAGCTCGATTATATTCCGCAGTCATGGGAGGTAAAGCTAAGGCTATAGATAAAGATTTGCTTAAATAAAGTTTAAATCCTTTGCTAAGTTCATTTTATAGCAATAGTATTGGACACCAAAAGGCGGAGTGTATCCAGCTTTAGGATTTGTTAAATGAGTAAAGGTTGGTCTTTTAAATGGGATAATAATTTGTAAATGATCTTTGAATAATTTTTGAAACCATTTCATTAAAATAACTTTACTAAACGCTACTAATATAAAAGGTTTATCTAGTTCTTTTAATCTAATACATATATCTTTCATTTTGCTAAATGGTGGGTTATCTACTACAATATCACCTTTATCGTTTTCAAAAAAGTCTTCGTCTTCGTGAATGATATCAAAGCCCATATCTGCGAAGTATTCTTTTTGTTTGCCGTCGCAATAGAATGGCGCCCATATCTTTTTATCTGTTGGTATAAAGTCCTTTATAATTTCCCATCCACCTTTATCAGTAGCGTAGTTATCACTATCTTTATCATTTGTAAAACTCATTTTAGATAGGGCTAAGATAATAATCATCACCTTTTAAATGTGTTTTACTATAATAATTGTGAATTATCCAATTATCTAATTCATTTAGACTTCTTTTAAATACTTCAATAAGAATATAAGGTGAGTGCTTTTCTATTATGCCTTTAGCTCCTTCTAAGACTTTAAACTCATGACCTTCGCAGTCTATCTTAATAAGTTTTATAGGAGTATCTAGACCTATTATATTGTCTAATGTATTTGTTTTAACAACTCTGCAATTACCTATAATGTTTCTACTGGATACTCGGCTAGTACCATTCTCTCTTTCATAGAACTTAAGTTGATCTTCTTTATTTGATAAACAAATCTTATTTGCTTTGATTTTATGTTCTAAATCATTTAGAACAATATTTTCTCTCAAACAATTAAAAATTATTTCATTACATTCAAAAGCATATACTTTATTACAAAGCTTAGCCATTGGTAGAGTGTGTGTTCCAATATACGCACCAACATCAATAACATTGTCATCTTTGTGCAGTAAATATTCATAAATCCTATAGAGTTTCTTTTCCCATATGCCTCCATTGGAAGTGACGCGCATGGGGGCGTGGGCTAGATGGGTTTGTAGAAGATTGTATTTTAAAGAAAAGTTATTATACTTGACTATAGACATTTGTTTTAAGCATAGACAATAAAAAATTAATTTGCGTTTTATCTGTTAATTAAAATCATAAATCTATAATAATGGCGTCATTTCATACAAAAACATTTTTAAAACACGACGACTATATGACACCTAAATACGCTTGGGAAAATATAAAAGACTATATACCACAAGATAAACTTATTTGGGAAGCATTCTACGGCGATGGAAAAAGTGGGACATATTTAGAAGAATTAGGCTTTGATGTAATCCACGAACAAATAGATTTTTTTGAAGAAGATAGAGGTGAGATTATAGTAAGCAATCCACCATTTTCATTAAGTAAAGAAGTAATGAATAGATTATATGAATTAGATAAACCATTTATTTTAATATTTCCATCTAGTAAAATTAATACTCAATATTTTAGAAAATGGAAAAATAAAATCCAAATTATTATACCAAAAAAAAGAATACACTTTGATAAACAAATTGACGGCGAAACTCCAGAAGGATGGAAAAACGCATGCTACTTTGATTGTTTCTATTATTGTTATAAAATGAATTTACCTAGAGATATTATTTGGCTATAGACATTTGTTTTAAGCATAGACAATAAAAGATTAAAAAAAATTGATTTGCGTTTTATCTGTTAATTAAAATCATAAAACTATAATAATGCCCTACTACCTCGTTATCATTGATAAAGAATTTAAGGTCGGTTCCAAAGCCGACTATACTTTCGGTGTTAATACTGATATTGAAGATATAGATTGGACAGAAATGGGAACTATATATGATTGTGAATTCCATGTAAGCATTTGTGCTCACCAGTCATGTTATCTAGAGTTTGATAACACAGAGCAATTAGATAATTGGCTAGCTACTATTTTGTTTAGCTCTAATTATGTTTAAATCTTGTAAAGGTGTCTTTGTATCAGTAGAGCCATAGCACCAGCCTTCTACGGCTTCACCATTGAGAGGTTTTTCAGTTGGATAAATCCAATGTTTATTTATGTGTTGAGAAATGATCTGTCGGTCTAGCCACCTTTTGCCCATGATACCAAATATTAATTGTAGTAAGCCACCAACATAGATAGCTTTCTTTCCTTTTTTTTTTAATTCATTGCACAAAGGCAAGCCATAGCATCCACATGAAATAAGATAAATATCTCTGTCAGCTTCTATACAGCGTTCTAAAAGATCTTCAAAGACTTCGTTAAATGATTTGTCTTTTGGTTCGTTGCCTTCTATAGTGTTATCACTTTTAATTATTTTCCATTCATCAAAGTTGCTACTTAGTCTAGATTGGTTATGTACTTGGTCAATCTTTTTTAATTGCTTTTCCATATCATCTTTAAAATATGATACAATACCTATCTTAGAAGTGTTTAGACCATTTATTAAACCTATCCAAAAATTTAAATCTTCCATATAACATAATGTTGGACAGAATATGTTGAGCTGTGTTAGAACATCATCGCAGACGTAGAATGAACCACAAGTAATAACTTTAAGATTAAGATCAGCATTTATAAGAGCTTTAACATAGTTAGATTTCCATTGCTTAAAATCTGCTTCATTACCGAAAAATCCAGCGTTAGAATACATTTGGCTATAGATACCTTCTTTTGTTAGAAGAGCTGTTGCTTCGACATTTCCCATCCTAACAACTGAACAACTAGTACTAGTATTTAATAATTGGACAAGATGAGTAAATCTGTTTATCATTATAGATAAAATAGAAAATATTATGAAAAATTAAACTATACTAAATGTATCTAATGTTAACTAAATATATTGTATATGGT